CAGCAGATGATGCGCCTCGCGCGCACCGAAGCTGATAGGCGTCTTCGATAATCTGAACATCATTGCGCATGTCCTTGGCAAAGCCGCCAAGGATGGAACGCTGTTCCTGCAAGCCTTTCGAAAGGCTCCGCGCTACCGCTAGCGCGCGGCGCTGTGCGTTGGCGACTTCATCGGTCGCAGCGGCATTCTCTTTGAGGCCCTTTTCAGTTTCTGCCAGCGCATCCGTCATGGCCAGGAATTGCTTGATAGAAGCCTTCTGTGCCTCGCTTGTCGCCGGATCGTTGAACAGAACCTGAAGCTGTTCACGCATCTGCGTGACAGTCATCGTCCCGGCAGCTACCTTCTCAAGGAAGCCTTCAAGCTGCTGCTCGATTGCAAATAGCACAGGTGCCCCGGACGCATCACGGCGACCAAGGTCAAAATTCTGTAGCTGGTAAAGCTGCCCCTGAAGGACGCTCTGAAGCTGCTCGCGGGAGGTGGACAGGTCCACAAGCTGACCGTCGCGGGACTCCTTGCGGATATTCGCGAGCTTTTTGCCAAACCCGTCATAGGCAGCGGCCACACGGTCAACGACCTTGGCATGTGCCTCAAGAGCGGCGGAAGCCTTTGGGAAGTCGTTAGACGCACTATCGGAAAGAGCCGTCAGGACGGTCGCAGCCGCGCCGATGCCACCAAAGGCAATAAGGGCGGGGGCAAAGCTTCCTGCCAAACCCATAGCCGAACGCTTGATTGCGCCAAGCGAACCGGCAACGCCGCCCGGACCATCACCAAGCGCCTGATAGACCTGACCTGTTTGGCTCGACAGAACTTGGAACGGGCTCGCACCCATGGCGAGCATGGTGCCAATGTCGTTGATCTGATAGCCCAAATTCGTCATCTGGAAGCTAGTCAGCTTCACTTCAGACGAGACCTGTCCTAGCCGGGCAGCGGTATTTGTGAAGCGCGTGTTCGCCTGCGCCGTAGCGGCGGCAAGTTCGGACGTGCTGATATGGCCCTGCGCAGCGAGGGCATTGTATTCGGCAAGCTCGCTATTGAGGCGCGCCTGTGCAGTTCCGAGCGGATCGATTTCCGCGCGGAGTCTGGCAACTGTGGCAGCGACTTCAATCTGTCCGCGTGCCTGTGCGGCAGCGGCGTCCTGTGCAGCCTGCGCCTGATTGATCAGGTCGCGAACAGCGGCACGGGAGGCGGCTGAAACCTGCTTTGTGCCCTCCAAAATTTTCGCAACGCCCGTCTGATTTACGTCGAGGCCGAGGCGAGGGGCGACCGTCTTCTGTAGCTTCTGCTGCAAGTCAGTCAGGATACGCGAATATTCCTGCGCATCGATCTTGCCTGCTTCCAAAGCACGGGAGGCGGTATTCGCTCCACGTTCAAAGCTTCCCCACGCGGCAGGGGAACCGGCCAGATTTTTCTCTAGCCGATCCAATTCGCGAGAAATGTTGCCGAGGCGCTTACTGGAAGTGTCAGTCGATTTAGCGAATTCTTCCGTCGCCTTTTCAGCCTGCCCGGCAGACTTTGACAGCTTGTCGAGCTTGCGGGCGACCTGATCAACACCCTCTTCCTTGGCGCGAAAAGTAGCTGTAGAAATTCTGTTGTTATCGGCCACTATTATTTCCTCGCGCCAAGCACGAAGAGCGCATTGGCTGCCATTTCGTTAAATTCTTCGTCGGTTTCAGCGTCTTTCGCCGGTTCTTCCATCTTGAAGCCAGCGAGCTTCACTTGCAGACGGACCCGGTTTTGTTCGGCTTCGCGGGCGGCTTCAATTGCCAGATGCAAGCGGCCCAAGTCGCAGGTGAGGATTTGCTTATCCGACCAACCGGGCAGCGCTTGGACCGCTGCCTTGTAGGTCAGTACAAGAGCCTCTTCAGGCGTGATCAGAGATGCGTCTGATCGTTTCCCTCATCGTCCTGCTGATCGTCGTCGCCGTCTTCGACCGGCTCTTTGCCGCCGTTCTGAAGGATGCGGAGATAGCGAATGAAGGGATCAATCAGCTTGTTAATGCCTTCGCCGTAAATCGCCTCGTCAAGGTCGGAACTTGAAATGTTCTTCTTGGAAAAGCCTTGCTGGCCTACGAACAGAAAAGCATTCAAATCGAGTGCAGCAATGGCCTGCATCGCGCCAAAATAACCGCCGTACTGGCGACAGATTGCGGTAGCAGCCTTGAGGCTCGGCTTCAGCGTATAGGTTTCACCATCAAGCGTTACATCAACGCCATTATTTAGCTTAGACATGTTTTAAAATCCTAGTTATTGGGAATATTGGGATTGAAAGGGTGGCGGCGCGCCTCCCAACAAAGCAACGCCGCCTAAGCC